CTCCGTAGAAATGATCCCGCCGATTCGTCCCGTCATAGCTTCCGCTTCACCGGACTTTTTCAAAGCCGTAAACGGGGTCCACACGCTGAATGACTCGAATCGTTCTGCCATTATTCGGGCTCGCTCCTTAAAAGGCCGTCACGGGTAACGAACATCCCCGGAGGCACCGCGATAGTATCACAGCGACAGTTGGGGTGAACCGGAAATATCGTAGCTACCCAAGATGCTGCGGGACGGCCTACATTTGTTCCGTTGCTAAGAAGCTCCTGCGCCGGGAAGACTCGTAACGACGATCCGTCAACAAACAACCTTAAACAGTGAGAACAGGCATCGCTTTCAGGCATCCTAGCGATCCGGGTATCTGCTCCGTAGTCCTGCACTGCATCGAGAAACACTCCCTCGTTGTAGACTGCTTGTAGCTCAGTCCGGGCTATGCGTTCCCAGTTGTGAGTCCAGTTTCCGGTAGCTCTAGCAAGCTCTCTAGCAAGCTCTCCACTATTCGCGTGGTGTTCTACCGCTTCGGATACCTTTTCTCTGATAAGGGCTATTGTTTCCTCCCTTTTTTCAGGGTCGATCTCTTCTACAATCTGGTCGCCGTCCCACCGCTCTGCCAACGATTCGTCCCAGTTTTCGGCTATTTTGTTCCCTAAACCTCTACAGAACTCTCCTGCCCGCGTAGCCGCTTGGGCGTACATGAAAACTTCTTCGGACGACATCCATTCAGGCGCGTCTACATCTGGCGATATTGGTATCTTCGTCACCGGAGGTTCTGTAGAAGGCGTGTCCGGCTTTAGGATCTGTACAACAGGCTGTGTAGCCATGTTAGCGGCTTTCTCGCGGTCATAGGCTTCCTGCTCGCTATCTCTAATAGCTAGCTCCTGCTTAAGCGTGTCTGCCCACTCGTCTATTCCCCACCCCCGCATTTCTGTCCGTTGCTCTGACGTAGCCCTGCCTATCGCAGATGCCACCATCATCGTGTACTCAAACGGGTTGATAGGCACAGCAAAGCCGGGAATAGGGATCATAACCCCGCGAAGCATCTTAGGGTCTGGAAACAGATCCTTATCCCACATGCTTTGAACGTCCGCCGCGCTCATTCCAAGACGGTCGCGACCAAACAACTCAACGACAAACGCCTCGTGGTGCGCTTGAATCATCTGCTTAATCGCTTGCTGTAGAGCTTGTCTTTTCAATCCTCTATGCCCTCAGAGATCGCGTCAGAGACTAGCTGTTCGATAGCAGACTTCAGATAGCCCATGCGTCTCTCGTAGTGGCTTTTAGTGAGTTGGGTCAAGTCTTCTAGAATCTGCATTTCTCCCCCGCGACTTGAGCCCATGGCTTTGTGTACATGATCACCAAACCCATGGCCACCACACGTCTCTCCGAACAACGTCGAGATAACTTGACCTACGGCTATGTCTATTTTTTCTTTAACGTCTTCTAAAGAAGAAGAATCAAACTCGCCTTCTCTAGACTCAGTGACTTTTATTTTCATCGTCTACGCCTCGCCTCGTCTATCTGTAGACGTAACCCTTTAAGAACATCAGAGTAAGACATACCCTTCTTTGTCTCGTCCGGCTTGTCTTTCTTTTCTTTAGGTGGCGGATACCACTTCCGTCCTTTCGCATCGACGTGGGCGTTGTTACTGCTCTTTGGATCGGGCTCAAAGCCTTTAGGAGCGTCTGGATGCCTTTCTGGCTTAGGCTTGTCGTCGGCTTTGTCCTCTTCAGCCTTCTCCGCGTCTTTGGTGTCGGCTTTGTCCTTGTCCTTGTCCTTGTCCTTGTGTCCAGCAAACTTCTCTGCCTTCACTTTCCAGTTAGGGTCGTTGCCGGGTACAAAACCTTCCATAAACGCCCACAAGGCCCATTTTAGTTTAGAGCCGTTGAACTTCTTTTTTTCTTCGTCCTCTTTGCCGCCGTCTTTGTCAGTCTCTTTGTCTACCCATTCGTCGCTACTCATAGAGTCGGAAGAGCCTGCGGGATGCCATTTCCCCTCTTTCTTAGTAAACTTTTCTCCCGCTTCGGTCTCAATGCTCCAACCGTCAGGTAGTTTATCTAGGGCTTGAGCTACCGCATCCATCGACTTATCACCGTGATCTTCACTGCCCTTGGCGTCGTCAGTCTTCTCGCTTTTCTCACGGCCTCCAGAACTGCCCCGTTTATACTGCCACTTCCCAGACGATAGCTTTCTTCTAGTGCCGCCGCGTGGACCAGCTTCCCAACCGCCAGCGTCTTTCACTAGGTCAATGACCTCAGATAGAAAACCGCCCTTTTCTAGCTCTTCCATAGCTGCGGTCTGGTCCGCTACCGTAACAACGGTAGCCCCTTCAGATACCGTATGACTCATGGCCTTCCGCTGTACGTGGTGCTTCGTCTCAGACAAAAGCCATTGAGGGATAAAAGCGGGCGGCTGCTGCTTATCTAAGTAGTCCCGAAGCTCTTGAGTAAGTCTCTGTCTATCTTCGGTAGAAACATCCACGGGCAAGACACCGCCAACCGGACAAAGAGCGAGTAGCCTATCTCGTGCTTCTAGTGCGTTCATTCCGATTCTCCTTTCTTCGCTGCGTCGGCTTCTGCCTTTCTCTTTCGGGCTTTCTCTTGCTCTTTTTCGTAGATACGCCGCTGCTTCTCCTCAATCTCTTCTAGAGTTTTCGGCTTCTCGTCAGTGGCCATAAAGTCAGAGGCATCTACACCAAGTGTTTCTGCAATGTTGTCCAGACTCAGCCCTGTTTTTCCGGGTTGGCGCATAGACACCGCGATCGCGTCGTCTGCCTCCATCGTTCGGCCCATGGCTTGAGCCGACTGCATCAGCTTCCTAGATACTGTGCGTTCGACTAGCTCCTCTACAGGGTGCCCCGTTGGACGGTAGACAACGACGTTAGACGTCTGCCCTTGCCTGTGTACGCGAGCGATAGACTGAGCTAAGGCGTCTGGCTTCCACGGCGTATTAAGGTGAACGACGAAGTTCGCTCGATGCTGCAAGTTAGCCCCTGTCTGCAACGCACCCGTGTTGCCGACAATCACTTTAATCGTTCCGTCGTTAAGGTCTTTCTCTGCTTGTCGCCGCTTCTTGTCAGACGTCGCGCCTGTGTAGACGGCTATCTGATCTCTCGCTAATCCTTTAGCTACTAGAGCCTCAACCGCCGCTTTCACTCCCCCGTTATATTCGCAGAACATAACCGCGCCTTTATCGGGATTCTGAGATAGATGGTTCATCACTGTATCAGTGCAGTTATCCATCTTCGGGCTCATATACCCCGGAGCATCGTCAGAGAAGCGCCGCGCATAGCCTTCTTGGGCGTCGAGTAGACGAGGGTCTACAGATAGCTGGATCATACGCATCATGGCGTCCTGTCCGCCTACAGGCGCTGCTCTAGCCGCTGTTCGATCGATATGGTCTTTGTTATCGTCAGACCTAGCCTTGTCTAGGTCTAGTTGTAGAGTCTCCGCTCGTACACCAGCTTCTTCCGCTTCTGGGCCGCCTCCGCCAGCCTTTGCTCTAGCTTTGGCGATCTCGTTACGGACTTTCATCCAGTCCATAAGAGCAACCGCCATCTTCTCCTGCGTGTCGTCCATCGGGATTCTAGGAGCCAGATCTTTTCGTTCAGGCAGGTTTAGCTCTACGTCAGGGTCTGCGGTAGTCCTACAGAAGAACATGTCGGCAGAGTCTCGATACATGTTGCCTAGTTTCTCAGGACGGAAGCCTAAGATCTTGGCGTTCGCTCCTTTGCCTTCCGTGTAGCAGTAGTTCGTCCCGAACTCCTTAACGTCGTCTCCCAATGTGCCGGGAGCGATAGCGTTAATGATATGGAAGAAATCCTCTGCACCATTCGGTTTGGGCGTTCCGCTCATACCGACAACACGGCCAACCGGCTTACATACCGCGTCAACAAAGCCTTGCCCTTGAGCACTGTTAGGATCCTTGAACTGATGTACCTCGTCCGCAATACGAAGGGTGTCGTTTCCGTGCTTTTCCATTAAGCCCTTAATGATAGCGTAGTCGCTATCAGGCGGGATAACCTGAAGGGTCGGGTAACGGATTCCTTTAGCTCGTTGTTGGTTTCTAGCGGCCCGCTGTACAATGTTTATGTAGGATAGAACATCCTCTTCGTACATTGCCTGAACCTGCTCGTGCGTGAGGATCTCGTCGTAGGCGTAAGAAACATCTTCCTCATGCTGGCCTTGGTCTATCCTGACAGAGCGTGCCCAACCGCCTTCTACACGGGTGAAATAATCAGAAACGCCTTGCTGTCTGTGCGTTACCCGTATTTTTGTGCCCTCTGGGTAAGCCTCCATGGCTTTCCTCTGTTCCTTCTTAGAGAGCTTTTCCCCTTCCGTTTCTACTCGTTTTGTCTGGACGACTTCGTAGGTTTGAGGATCCCTGTATTCTGAACCCGTAGGTGTATCCGGCGCTAACTTAAAGTGATTAGGAATGTCTTCCCATCTTTTTTGTAGAGTCTGCGGAGTACAGACGATCGCTTGTGTCTCGCCTTTAGCCCACGCCTCGTAAGCCGCTAGCCGTTGCTTCTTAGAAGCTCCGGTCAGAATAACGGCCTTGCCTTTACGCAGACGCCCTTTAGCTCTTCCCCGCTTCTCTGCATCGTCGCCAAGATCCGAGAAGTTGGTGAAGTGATCCTCCCACGAACCGTGGGCCGACTTAGGAGCAGTGATAAACATCCGGTTAGCTTGGCCCTTCTCTCTAAGAGAATGATAAAGACCGATAGCAGATAACGTCTTGCCTAGACCCATTTCCATACCCCAGATGGCGCGAGGAGCATGGTTAAGACAAAAGTTGACGGCTTTTCGTTGGTACTCATGCAACGAAAAGCCTCTCTTGGTGAGCTTCTCCATACCCTTGGGAGTCTTGTACTCTCCGTCCTCGTGGCGTCTGTCGGTCACCCGGCCTATAGTTGTTTGCCAGTCTTCGTCTACAAAATAGCCCCAAAAGGCTTCTCGTTCGTCGTCTCTAAGGTTCGTCCACCAAGCCGCAAGGTTACGCGCTATAGGGGCATATACGCTCTGCATCTTTTCAGGAAGTTGCTCATACCGTTTACTTCTTCCAACAAGCCCATAGAAAAACTCTTTCTGGAAACCATGTGCTAATGGCCCTTCCGGGGCATTTTCCATGAATCCCGTATGCAGAAGAAGTTGAGCCGCCGTAAGCTCTTTAACGTCGTACTCTCCGGTAGGTAGTTGAGCCGCCGATCCGTCTTCTTCTCTCAGTTGGGGTATGTAGATCTTAAAACCTTTGTCGTTATAAGACGTCTTGAAGTTAAAGGGCTCAGGCAACATACCCAAGAAGTTCGGCGGACGGTTTTCAGCGACCTTAAACGCCTCTTGTTCAATAAGGTTACCCATATCGAACTCTTCCGCTAACAGGTACTCTTCTGCGCCTTCCGGTGCTTCGTCAGACAGTTTCTCAGAGCCGCTGCCCATAGCCGTCCTAACATCGACTTCACCAGCGGCAGGCTCTTCCCAAGTCTCCGTCTTATTTTCTCGATGCCATTGAGCTACTTCCGCTGTTACCCATTTAGCAACGTCTCTACCTGCTTCGTCTTTGCGGACTAAACGAACAAGCCCTTGTTGGGTTAGCTCAACAATGTTTACAGACTCACCCGGCTTTTCTACTACTTCTGTGTCGCTTTCAGGCATCCGATCCCAACCGGGCTCAGATTCCTTTTCCCCGACGTCCGCAAAGCCTGTCTCTGCCTCTTTAGCGGCACGCTCTTTCTCTCGCTCTTCCCGCTTCATCTGCCGCTTGGCGTCTCTATCTGCTTTCTCGTCTTGGCGCTTCTTTTCTGCCTCTTTAGCGGCTTCTACAACGTCAGCGAGGGTCTGCCCTTCGTGTTTGATCTTAGCCCGCGTAACATGCTCTTGCATACCCGCTGCGGCCATTGCCTCTCTAACAAGATCTAGAGACGACTTGCCCTCTTCTGCTTCTACCGCTGTAGGCTTCTTGCTTGGCGTCTTTCCAGACGGCTTCTTTTTGCGTGAGCTTGAGCCCGATGTCTTCGCCTTCGTTCCGCTTTGCTTCTTCTTCCCTTTAGGCTCTGTGTACTTGTAGTCGCCCCAACCCCACGACATTCTCCCGTGCTTGTCTCGTTTAAGCACACGCTTTTTCGACTTGTATTTGCCGCCCTCTTGCCCTTTTTTGAGGTCTATCAAGTCAATGATGTCTGAGTATTTCATTACTCTACCTCCACAATAACCGACTTAACGCGAGGATGTCTGGTCAGGCTCTTTTCTACCTCTTCCGCCTCTCCGCCTAACTTACCTGCTAACAGCTTATCTACATCGAAGTCTGTATCGCCCTCAAAGCCTTCTTCTTCGCCTTCGCCCTCAAAGCCTTCTTCTTCGCCTTCGCCTTCGCCTTCGCCGCCGCCTTCTTCTTCTTGTGCGGCCATCATAGACGCCGTGTTCATGTAGCTAGCATTCATAATCATGTCGCCCACAGGAGACTCTAGAGGCTCCAGATCGTACATGGCCCGTGTTTCGTTGATTGTACGGAAGTTCTGGCAAGCCTTGATGTCGAGATCGACCTTTGCAGTCTCAGACATAGAATCGAAGCCAACGAACTCGATCATTAGCTCCGGGTCGATCTTCCAGATAACACCGCTGTTGATCCACGACTGCACTGAACGAAGCATTGGCCTAAGACCGCGCTCTCGTGAGTACGTTAGCTGGTCTCCGGGGCCGCTACCGCTTAGGCTGCTTGACTGGTTCTCGTTACCGTATTGGTAACCAAGCTCTGCCGCGTCCATCCCGTAGACCATGCACGCTTGGCGCAAGAGAAAACTAAGCCACTGCGTAAACTCCATGTCCTTATTCGACTGGGACATAGACACGTTTTGAAGTTCTTCTTTGTTCTCTGGGTCTAACTGAATGATAGGTGTCCGGTGAGCGTTAGACGCTCCTGATAACATCGCGTAGAACTCCCTACGGAACGCTCTGAACAACTGCGGGTTCATCTTGGATTTAACCGCTAGGATGCCGCTAGTGTGCATCCCGTTAGTGAAGTTGTTCGCGTTGAAGTTCTCTGCGTTAAGCAGGTTAGTCACCACCCTAATAAGCTCTTCAAGCTCCGGGTAACCGTATCCGTTGCTCTTAATCCAAGTGCGCGGACGACGTACACCGAAGACTAGCTCTTCGCTACTAAAGTCGGCGACTTTCTTTTGATTGATAACCTGAACGTATCCGGTCTTAACAGGATCGTAGCGTCCGGCTTTTCTTTCTTTGTCGGACAACTTAGCGCGGCGCACTGTGCTTGCGTCTACAGCGAGAAGTCCTGCAATCTTTCCGCCGCGTGTTTTAACCACCTCAAACGTAGCTTGATCAAAGACGAGGCTATCCCGAAGAATCTTACGAATAAAGGTCTCGAAACGATTGTCGTAGCCAAGGCGAGTGTCCCCGCAAGTGGATATCCACCGCGTCATTTCTTCGATTCGTTTAATGTCCGCTTCTGACGGATCTTCAGTCTGGTCTCGAAGAACAATACGGTAGCCCAACGAGTAAGGAGTCTGTTGAGGAATACAGAACTCCGCAACCTGATTGATCCGGGTGTTGATAATCGCGCTGATTAACGGGATTCGCGACATGCGTCTAAGGGTCTTAAAGTCCAACCCGGACGCGCCCTCTCGATTCTCCAGACCCATAGCGGCCTGCATTTCCTGAAAGGCAAAGTCGCCTACGTCAATCTCCCACGACTTAGGAATAGGCATAGGCCCGTTTTCTGGAGCCATGTTACCTTTTTCTAGGGTGTCGCTGGCTTCTTCGTTAGTCCCTTTGTTGGGAAGTATAAAGTCGTACCAAGCCATAGCTATTGTTTCCCCCCTAGAAGCGCCTCAAAGAATCCTCTTCTAAATAAGGACTTCTGAAGCATGTTTGCTTTCGATATTGCCTGAATAAGCTCTTCCATCGCCTCACCTATCCTTTTCCGCTCTTCTCCTTGCGGGTAGGGCTGTGCGTACTTCGCCTTGGGCTTTTCTTCGTCAAAAGGAGTCGGAGGCATTGCTTCGTCTAGTGCGGCTACAAGACGTCGGTAGCGGTCCTGCTTTTCGTAATACGCATATCTCATCTCGTTGTAGCCCTTCGATTCTCGCGCTTGCTCATAAGCCTTTTGTAGACTTCTAGTTCGCGTTGTTTCGAGAATAACCTGCGCTTGCATCTCAAGCTCTTCAGACAACTTGTCGTACAAGTCGTCTGACTCTTTCTTAGCCGCGTCTATCTCGTCCTTAAAAACGGCCCTTTGCTTGTCAGCTTCTGCGCTCTCGTGAGCGTGCTTTCTGTTAGTCCACGCCCTAACTTCTTCGACGTCGGGGTCTACCATCTTGCCCGATACGCGGTAGGTCTTTGTCCCCGTAACTAAGTACGTGCTCTCTCGGCCTTGTTTCTCTAGCTTGTCGCTTAGGTACGTTTCAAAGGCCCGCGCAAACATCTCATGCGGACGCGACCAATAGTCGCCCATAGCCTCAGAGTGCCTAGCAAACTCAGACCGCTTAGTTCCCACCTCTATATCGTAGGAGCCCGGACCTCTTCCTAACCCTTCTGGGTCTTGTCGGCAATACCTAGAGCGTACATCTGTTTCCGAGTTAAACATCGCCATGTGAACCTTTTGGTAAGCCTTCATAACAGAACCAAAGGGCTCTTTGTGGAACTCGGTAAAGTCGATCTTACCGGCCTTGAAACCGTCTGTTACAGCCTGCATTGTCTTAACTTCGATAGACGCAATACTCAGCTTCTCCGCCAACACGTTGTCGATAAAGTGGCCCCACTCGTGAGCTAACGATCCGCCGCCCGAAATAGAAGTAAGGTTGATGATCTTGTCGGCAGGTTCGTAGTGAGCCGCCGCGTGTCCGGTCCCTCTAGCTCCAATAGCAATAGCTAGTTTACCTCCCCACGATAGGTCTTTCGGATCTTCAAGATCCATCAGGTCCGCTAAGTCAAACAACCCTCCGTGTAGTTGCTGGATATGGTGGTCTAACTCGGCGGTAGACATATGGCTATCAGAGTTACTGTACTGTAGGTTTTTAAGGTTAAAGTCTTTAATGACTTGCTTTTCGTCGGCTTCTTTAATGACTTTTTGAGCGTACTTCCGCACACCCTTGCCCGCTGTACGAACGACTTTATCAGGAAGCGACCGCTTCCACCGCTCTCCCTTAGTTACCTCGATACCTGCTTCTTTAAGCTCTTTCTCCTTCTGCTCTTTCTCTGCTTTCTTGCGGTCCTTTTGGAGCTTGACGTCTTCCGCTTCGACTCCTAAGTCTCTCCACATCTCTTCTTCAGGAAGACCGTCTTTGCTCATATCTGAGCTAGCGACCATTCCTCTATGGGCTGCGAGCGCGTCGTCTTTTTGTCGAACTACATCTGCTTCGGCGGCGACTAGCTCCTCGCCGGTAACGATGTCTTCCCAACCGTGCATAGCCACGACGCTAGAACCTACACTAAAACCTAACGGTCGATCGTGCGTCATCTCGACAATGTTTTTGCTCCACGCAATAGCGCGAGCAAGTTTCTTCTTGTCGTTCTTGTGCCTTTTCCCACCAAGACCGTTCTCAATGAACCGCTTACCGAGCGCCGCTAAGGCTTTTCTCGTGGTATTGCTTTTCGCGTGTTGTTCTTTTTCCTCGTCAGTCAGAAGGTAGCTACTGTGCCGCCCCGCCATCTCTGTATAAAAACGCTGTTTAGCGTCCGGGTCTCCGTAGTACGAACTGCCGCCTTCTAGCCCTAACGGCCTAGCGATCTTTGCGACGTCTTGGAGCCCTGCTCGAACCGCTTCTCTACGTCGTAGCTTTTGTTTGTGCTCCCATTCGCTTATGTCCATCCCGTCGTTGACTGCTTTGAACACGTAGCCCGAACTGAACATCTTTAGATCTTGAAGCACCGCGAAACAGTCTTGTGGAGTAACCGCCCGATCAAGCGACTGCTGAAGAAGCTCCACACCCGCGAGGTAGTTCTTACGGCCTTCTAGGCTATTAGGAGCGTCTTTCTGAACGAGGCTCCAGATCCAGTCTTTGACCACATAGGTGTCTGGCCGCTCGCCCTCTAGCATTGCCTGTTTCGGCTTTCTAGGAGGAACAAGAGCTTTCTTTGACACCACCGTTATCTGTTGGGCGTTAGACATCTGATCTAGAGCTTCCGGCGTAACTCCGTGAAACTTATCGAATCTAGACCCAAAGACGTGCTCCCCTTGCTCACGAGCCGTGTGCTTACCTCCCGCCTTGGCTTTTTCTTGTCTTTTTGTAGCTTCTGCTATCTTAGCAGGAGAAAGGAAAGGCTCGCCCGTATCCAAACGAGCGTAGATCACAGGCTTGGCGTCTTTCTTCTTTTTGCCCGGAGGAAACTCAGACACAAACCTGAACTTGCCCCGCTTTGTGTCGCTGTATTTCTGGTTTAGCTCTCGAACAGTGAGACCGGCAAACTCCTCAATGCGTTTTGAAAGAAGTTGGTCTACCATTGCGTCTTGCTCGCCGTCGTAGATCTCGGCGGTAGCGATAGACTTCAACTCTACCCATTCGCCTTTAGCTCCGCGAACTGCTTCGAGCATGTTGTCTTCGCCCGGATATTCCTGCTTGAACTCGCCTGTTGCCTCTGCTTTCTTGATCCAAGAAGTAGCCCAATCCTTCAGTACGCGCTCTCTTTCTTCTGCCGCCTTAACGCGCCTTCTCGCCTCTACGGCCCGCTTCGTCTCGGCCTCCTCAAGAGCCTTCTTCTCTGCTGCTCGCCGGTCTCTTTCTGCATCTCGTTGTTCACGGCGTGCTTCACGTTCTCTTTTCTGCTGTTCTCGGAGTTCCTCTAGCTCTTCTGGAGATAGCCCGCCGCCTTCTGTAGTGGTTGCCTCGCCCTCTGGGGGATCAGGGAGTGCGACGTAAAGCCCCATATCATTTAGGCGCTCTATGAGAACCGTATGTAGGTGGTCTACGCTATTCCTAGCTACAATCTTCATAGCCGCGCCGCGTAACGGCTGCTCTTTTGACGCTTCCTGTACCGTATAGAGAATACGGACAGGCGGGTGTTTAGTGTGTGTGTCGGGGTTTTGCCAGTCCCAGTCGCTATTCCAACCTCTATGAACGGCTTTCATTAAGCGTTCAAACACCTTTACGTGCTTGTCTTGGCCGTCAAACTCACCCAGTCCTTCAAAGTGGAACACTGCCCCTTTCGCGTCTTTATTCACAATATCAGGACGCCACTTGTTGAAGTCTTTCACGCCGTAGTAGTGAGATAGTAACTGCTGCATCTGTTCTTCAGTCGTGTCAGAAGAGATGCTGACCACAGGAACGCCCGCCGCGTCTGCAATCTTCTTAGCAGTAGTAACAGTACCTTCTTCGGGGTTCTGGGGGATCTGCCGCCAGTCCCAGTCTCGAACCTCCGCCTCTATCCTTGCTTCGCGCACGACATCGGTTAGGTTATCTGCGCCTCCAGTTGTTACAGCTTCTTCGGCTTCTTCGGCTTCGTCGTCTTCCGTGGGCTCTGCGTGATGCTCTTCAATCGCCGAATACAGTTTAGCAAGGTCTTCCTGAAGCGCCTTGTATGCTCCTGCCGGGTCCGCTTCTATCGCGTGCGCGTGTACCAGATTGTTAATCCGGTTAATAAGTTCTTCTAGGACAGGGCTCTCTACACCTTGCTCCGCCGCGTGCTCCATCAGAACCATCGTAGCATCGACAAGCGATTGGTGGCTCTTCGGCATCCGTTCCCAACCGGCCTCAATGTCTGTCTCTGTTTGCTCAATAGCCTCTTCGACTACCTCAGTAAGCGTACCGCCGCCTTCGGTCGTAACCTCTGGCTCTGCTGTAACCTCTGGCTCTGCTGTAACCTCTGGCTCTGCTGTAGCTTCTTCGACTACCTCAGTAAGCGTACCGCCGCCTTCGGTCGTAACTTCAGGCTCTGGTAACGTGCCCTCTTTAGCGTGAGAAAGCACCTGAACGCCTTTAGACGGTAAACCCGCGCCCGTAAGCTCTGCCGCTATCTCGTGGACTTTATCCGCTCGATAATCTTCAGATTCCCAACGCCTAGACTTAGGCCAAAACCAAAACCCCTGCCTTCTGGACCATCTTAGCCCGTGTTTTTTTGCCACCGGACGCAAGCGATCTACGTCTCCGCGTTCAGTGTTGAGGATACGAATACCCTCGCCAGCCTCAAAATGCACCTCTACACGAGCGTCTGCCGGTCCCGTAACCTTGACCCCATGGTGGTGCTCTTCTTCGTGCTGTGTAGCCTCTTCCGTGGTCTTCTCGACGGCTTCTTCTGGGGTGTCAGTGCCGCCGCCTTCGGTCGTGACCTCCGGTGCCTGCTCTTCTTCCTCCGCTTGCTCTTTTTCAAACGACTGTACTAGCTTGAAATCAGCCGTTGGTGATGGCTGGAAGTAGACGCCGCCTTTGATACGAGAAGAGAACACTCCCCCGCTAACGGTCACCTCGCCGTTGTCCATCATAACGCCACCGCCGCGTTTTTTTCCGGGCGGTGGTCCAAGGTCCACGTATTTAATCCCGTGGAGTTTGTGGTCTAAATAAGAGCTATCCGGGTCGTAGGCCGCTCCCGATCGCACTTTTGCCGGGTCAATAGCCCCTCTGACAGATAGAACAGTCCGACGCTTACCGTTAACTAGAACGACGTCGCCGGGTAGTAGCTTTTGGTACTCCGCCCGATAATGCTCGTGCTCTGCCGCTTTCTTCGCCTGCCTTTCTTCGAGCGTATCCTCTGGCATACGCTCCCAACCAGCTTCTGACTCCTGCTCTACTGCCGTACCGCCTGTGCCTCCGCCTTCAGTGGTTGCTTCTGGCTCTGGCGTTGCTTCTGGCTCTGCTCCCGGCATCTCATAACCAAGCGACTCTAGACGCTTGGCAATCAACCTAAGCATCTGCGCCTTAGACAAAGTGCGCGGCTTTCCTTCGCCTTCGCCCTTCTCTTTCTTTTCTCCCTTCTCTCTTTCCGGCTTCTCTCCGCCTCCGGTGTCCTTTTTGTCCGGGCGAGCCTCAATGTGAGCCTTTAGGGCTAGAAGAAGCTCTATATCATCGGTGTTGAGGATGAAGTTCACCATGGCTTGGTTCAACGGCGGGTTAGCCGCGTCTACAAGCTCTCGGTAGTCAACGGAAGCACCCTTGTTAGGGTCAGCGCCGTGAGCAAAGAACTCTACGTCGTCCTTTTCTGGTTCCTGCTGCGTCAAAAACCCTTTCTTCTCAAACGCAGAGTAGACCGAAGAACGAAGACCGGGGTTGTTTCCGATGTACTCAAAGAGGTTCTCGGCTTCGTCGTCACGTAGGGTGTCTTCTATCTCAGCCGTAGAGGCACCGTAGTGGCTTGCTATACTGTCTAGAACCATGTCCTTTAGGGAAGGAGCCAGACTATCCAGAAAACGCGAGTTAAGCGCCCCTTTGGTAGGCGCTGTGTGCGCCGTCTTTAGGTAAGCTCCTGAGAAGGAACCTTCTAACGTCCAGTGGCTGTCTCCGTTAGTCGGACGTCGCCACTGATCGTAGGTCTCTTCCGCGTCCATGTTCTTAGGTTGAATAGGATTTGGTGGCTCTTGTTTCTTCTTGCCGGACAGATTGAAGAGCCAGTCAACAAGGTTTTTAGACGTCTTGCCTTTTTTGGCTTTCTCGTCTTTCTTCTTTGCTGCTTTACGGCCCTTCTTTGGCTTGGCGTACTTGTGTACCCATTTCATCTTTCCGGTCTTCGGATCTCGAACGCGCTTACGAGAAACGTATTTACCGCCCTCTTTGGCCTTAATCAGATCCAGAATGTCGTTAAAAGTAGCCACCAGTTACCTCCTAATATGACGACATACCGGACTTGAGCTTGGTACACATACGCTGTACCTGCTCGTCCGACCACTTAGGGTACGCCGCTCTAACCGCCGCTTCTACCGACTTGCCCTGCTTCATATGCGCCTTGACCTTTTCCATGTTCTTAAAGAACTGGTCTCGGACAATCGTAGCGAACGTAGAAGATGCTGTCTGGACTTCGCGATGCTTCTTTAGTGTAGAAGAAAAACTAAAGCTCTTCTTTGCGGAGTCCCTCTCTTTGCCTGTAGCCGCGTTGTGAGGATGGTTAGCCGGTAACCCGTCTTTACCTACATTCATCGGCATAATAACGTGTTTTTCTCCGTCTCCACGGGTGATAATGACGGGATCTCGTGGTCCCGTGTATTGGACCTTAATAGGGCCTTTTGCCCCTTCTAGGGCTTGCTTCACGTATTTGCCGTTAAGTACCGCTAATTTCCCTTTGCCTTTGTGTTTTTCTGCCGCCGTATGTTTAGTGCCGTGCATCCCTGCGTGTATCGCGTCTTTGTGATCCTCGTACTCTGCGGTGTGTGCCGCTTGGACGTGAACCTCTCCGCCTTCAGTAAAGATATGGAAATGAGGGTTTCCCGTTTTCTTACTAGCGTGTGCGCTCGTAGTAGAGTGATGCGCGTGAGCCATAAACGCCTCGGCATCGAAGGTATGAGTATGCTTCGCGTCCTCTTTAGGCATAGCCCGTTTCCAGTCGGGAAACGCTCCGTGGTCTGCTTCGACCACTTTGCCGGTCTTCTTGCCCTTTTTCGGCATACTGCCCGCATGGCCCCCTGGCCCCCATTTGGGTCGTACATACTCCTTCGCGCCAACCACTTCGTGAGCGTAGGCTTTGCCCTCTTCCATCTTGTCCGATACAGGGATCATAGCGATTCGGTGACCGTCTGTAGAGACCATGAACCGCTGGCCTCCGTGGTCTGCTATCACCGATTGCTTTAGCTGCTTCTGTGCAAACTCGCCACTCGCTTGAAAGCTGCTAGACCGCTTATGGGCACTGTCTACAGAATCGTGCGTCTTCGCCACGGATCCAAAAGCACCGGGTTTGTTGGACGCTGTAGCTTCAACAGCATCGTGCGAATCCTTAGCTCTCTTGCGCCGATTCGCTTCCGTTTTGGCTTTGTTTCTCCGTGACCAGATCGGGTTGTTTCTGTTGGACTCTTTGGTAGCGTGGTCGTTCATCTTCTTGATGGCTGCCGTGGCCTTTTTAGAAGCATCCCCAGACATGTTGTTCGGGTCAAAACCGTCTAACTCTCCCTTGGCCTCCATATCCATGAGATGGTCCATCATGTAGGTCGCTTGCGGACCTGTCATAGCCCCGCCAATCCCTAGACCAGCCGCTACGTGAGTCACGCGAACCTTGCCCTTATCCTTCGGATCCTTCGTGATGGCCCAGTCGCCTTTGCCGTAGATCGTCGCGGGAACTTCGGTCCCTTCTCCGCCGTGTGTGTTTTTAACAGTAACTGTACCCTTCTTGCCTTTTTTAGCTTTCGGGGGTCCGGCGTCCGCGTAGACGCCGTGCCCTAGATCTTCTAGGTGTCCAGCCTCGACCATCTCCTTGTGCTGCTTCTCGTATTTCGCGTGGCGCTTTGCGTTCTCTTCTTCGTTCCTAGAACCGCCCTGCTTGCCCGGTTTTAGTGCTGGAGTAACGAGGTAGCCTTCGTCGTGAATATCCTCAAGACGTTCTTTGTTAGACAACATGCCTGTAGACTCCTCCTTAGCAGGAGCCTCCTTCTCTTTGGCTTTGTCGGTCCTCGGCTTTCCAGTCGTCGAAGACGGGCTAGGATCTCCCGCCCGTGAGATCCCCATTTCAGCGTAGCGTTGAGCCTCGCTCTTTCCGTAGATGCCTACGTGTAGCTCGTGGTGACCTGGGTCGGACGCCTTGGCGTTAGCCACGAACCGTCTAGTACCCTCTTCAGCACCGGCTTCCCCGTAGACATATCCCGCGCTCTTGAAGCCTGCCGCGTGCTGTAGGTGGATAGAATCGCCGTGGCTAGTCGCGATGTACGTCTTACCGTCTACTTGAACGATCTTGACCTTCTTGCCAGACGTCGTTTTCTTCGGCTTGTTCCAAGAGCCCGTCTTCGGGTTCTTGGTCTGCATGACACCGCGCTCGTTGCCGTTCTTCATCTTCTCGACGGAAAAACGCGCTTGAGTACGCGAACGCCCGTAAGGGTAATCATCGACATCAAGCGTGTCGTGATAAGTAGCGCCGTCCAAGCTAGGCACCTTGCGCTTCTTGTCAGTAGCGATGTTAGGTGCTGGACCGCCCGCTTCCGCCTTGGGCTTCTCTTCGGTCTTAGGTCCAGACGCAAGCCACTTATCGAACTCGTCCTGAAGTTTCTTCGTCTTGGTCTTTGGTAACGGCCCTACTTCGGCTTCGTACTCGGACCACTTCTTGTTAGTCCATGCCATAAAGTCGATGTTGCTAGGCTTCTTCCCAGCGGCTTCCGTAGCGTCTAGGTACGCTTGGTAACGGGCAGTTACTTCCGCCTTGGGCTTCTCTTCCGCCTTCGGTGCTGCCTCGAAGAACTTGTCCACCACCTCGTTGTTGATCATCCCTGTGAACAGGCTAAGCATGGTGTTGAACTTCAGGTTGCTTGCGGCTTTTTCGTTCTCTTTGAGGAGCTTTTTAGCCTCGGCAGAGTGAGCCGGGACTTCTCGTAGCTTACTCAAAAGCTCCCACTCAGCGTCTCCAAGCGGGAAGTTATCCGGCTTACTGCTAACGGCCTTCGGCTTCTCGTCTGCTTCTGGCTTCTTACCGGCTACTCTGTTCTCGCGGATCATTCGATCAACGAACTCTTTCGGTAGTTTACCGTTGTTCTCAGAAGCTACCGCCACAACGTCAACCGCGTCTTGCATACGGATACCCGGCAAAAGCTCTTCCGCCCGTGCCTGCATCTTCTTCGTAGCGTCAGGATCTCCCGAATGGTGACCGGCTAGCAAAGCCGCGTCTGGGTTTTTCTTTGCCCCGGCTTCTTCCGCCACCTGCGTGAGGGTCTTCTCTCCGCCCTTGCCGCTCTCTTTCTTCTCGTCAGTCTTCTCGGCTTCCGCTTTGGCTTCTCCGCCCTTGCCGCTCTCTTTCTCTTCAGACTGCAACTGACCGATCCGAGCCTCGACCATCTTGAGTAGCGCGGCCATGCTCATGCGCTTCTCTTTCTCTTCTCCGCCCTCCTCCTTCTCTTTAGGCTCCTTGGGCTCCTTGGGCTCCTTCTCTTCGCCACCTTCGGTCGTAGCCTTCTCTTCTTTGGGCGGCTTCTGCTTGACCAGCTTCTTTAGCGCCCCCCGTAGCTTGAGCAACTCGCCAAGGGTCATGTGGTTGACCGCGCTCACCATAGAGTCCATGGGAACGCTCTTAGCTGATACAAGGGCCTCTAGAAGGCGCTTCAAAGCAGAGCCGCGACCCTTCTTCTTTGGCTCGTCGTACTTGTATTCCCACTTCCACTTGCCGGAACGTACAACGCGCTTCTTGGACTTGTATTTACCGCCGCGCTCTTGGCCACCTTTCAAGATGTCTGTAAAGAATCCGCCCTTATAAGCGGTGTCTTTTTCCTTCTTTGCTTTGTAGCCGCAGTTGCACTCTTCCCCTTTTGGGCAAGAGCATTTCTCTGTCTTTTTGTCTTCTTTGTCGTGGTAAGGCATGACTCGTCTCCTATGACTGCGCGTGGCTGTCTTGTGTCTGGTTAGCTTGCTCTTCTTCCAGAGCAAGAAGTATCTTTGCTTTTTCTACGTAGGCACGCGCCCGCACGTCGTCTCTTTCCATGATTGCGAACATATGTCCGTCATAATGAACTAGACGGCCCCCTTGGAGACCTAAAGCCAGTTCTATCGTCTCCACAGTATCGTCAGGGTGAGGACGAATAGCGAAGATGTTAGAAAAGCGAGCTAGCCCTCTCGCGTGTAGCGAGACTTTTTCTGTAGGAGTAAGTGCTTTTAGATCCATAGTTTTACCACCCTGTTCCGCCTGAAGTTCTGTATTCGATAGCAGACGACGGCCATACCATAGCTTGGAAACGCTTAACTGCGAATACCTCACTCGAACTAGACCCGCTCGTAGCCCATTTTAGTTGTAATGAATCCATGTCTTTGGAACCCGGATCTCGTAAATAGAAAGCCCCGTAATGCCTCAATGCCCGCGCTCTTCGGTTGTAGTTGTACTGAGCCATCGGATGCCACGTATGGTAGATATTGATGTCAGACCCGAAAGCTACACAAGATATTGTACCTTCTACCCTCATCAGACCGTCTGCATTACGATATGTTGTACTAGACGTGATGTTTAGTAAGTGCCCCGAACCCGAATCTGTAGAGATCACAACCTCATCTGAGGGAGAACTGCCCGCGCACGTAAGCACCATATCTAGGTCAATAGACTGAGTGTCGTTCGCGGTGCTCGACCATTCAATATCTATTGAGTAGTCGATTCTAGACCCGCCCAGAAACGTCCCAGACCCGAGCATTAAATAGCCGTTGTACAGCGTTCCGCCCGCCGTACTTATATCTGACGAAGTAAACGATAGCTCACTCCCTTGAGGATTCCATGCCACCAGTTGAGGAGTAGACGCCATCTTCCATAGTATGTCGGATAGGTGACCGCCAAAGTTCTTTACAGGCTGCTCGTAGTTGTCAGGCCGTCTGTCCGGTAGCGGTATGGGAGGGATTATCTCCAAGCAACCGATCGCTGGAGGGGTGTCAAAGGCTTGTCGGTTGAGGTCGCCGCCTGAAGGCTTAGAGGCAGTATCGCCTGTGCCGTCCGCAATCCCGCCCTCGGCAGGATAATAGTTACCCGCAGCGGGGTCTGTTAGAACTAAAGACGTCCCTATCGCAGGCGTTTCTAAGACGTTCGTTAAGGTAAAACCAGCAGCCGAAATATCGTCGTAAAACCCGGAGATAATAGTGTTTTTGATCGTGCCTGTCGTCCCTGACGAGTTGGCGACTATGCCCTTGTGGTAGTTTACCGAGTTAACTGTCTGTATCACACAGTTTGCGATCGTTGTTCCGTTCGCAGTTACGTATACGATAAGCGCGGAGGTATTAAGCAGTGAGGCATCTTTGTTGCTATATACCGTCGTGTTAACGATTGTTCCGGTGGATACCAAAATAGCGTACTTTGTCCATCCTATAAAAAGCGACGATTCAACTGTCGAAGTGCCAGCCCACATCCCTACGGTTGTAGTGCTAGTAGTGTTTGACGTGTTGTCAACGCGACAACGCCTAACAACCAGATCATCGCCGACAACACGCATAGCGAAGAGGCCGCTTGAGTTTAAAACGCAATCCTCAAACACAATGTCGCTATGGCCCGACCACCCGCCACGATAAACCGTAGAGTAGGTTGTTGCAGTTCCAGTGTAGTTAAACGTGATGCCGCTAAACTTCACTCCCGTCGCCGCGTTGTTGACCAAAACTACGTAGCTATCGGAAGTGTCCCCCGGATTGTTCCACGTTAACTGCCGACTCGATGGACTAAGAGGATCGCCTTGGACTGTCAGGTTGTCCGGCCACGTTACCCCAGAACCCACTGATTCAGTTTCGTTATACCCGGCAAGCAGTTGGATTGTATCGCCATCGGATAAGACCCCAGAAGCTAAGGCAGTGTGCAGTGTAGTATAGGTCTGGCCTGCACCTACGTTATAGGTCGCCATCTTCACCCCCCGGTGGCAGATGCTCTTCAGGCTCTGGTACAGGTTCGCCGTTTACCAGAACTGAGATGCCATTCTCATAGGTGATAGTCTCAACCACTTGCCCCGATTCGTCCCACGTTGTATGTACGCCGATCGGCGTGTTCATGGCATACGCCTTTTTGCTTCGTAGCTCACCGCTTGGCCACTTTACGACCACTTCCCCGTCAACTTTGCCGTCAACCAAACTGCCCGTCACAATGCAGCCATCTGTCCTAGTTAGTTCGTAGGCACTCATGCTGCATACTCCTCAACCTCAATAAGTACTTTTAAAGCGTTAGGACGAAGAACGAATCTGTGCGGATTGCCGGGAGTGCCATCTGAAGAACAACCGGAGAAAGTCCGAACAAAAACAGAGTCGCCCGCTGCAAACTCCGTCTGGTCCGCGTTTAACGAAATGTCTGTTCCTTGTTGCGACATTGGTGCCCTGCCCACGGATAGACCGACTTGACCGTCTTGGCCAAAATGCCCGTAGTAAGTAGGGGAGCCCGATAAAAAGTAGAAGTCTGCCGGGTCTATCTCAGACCAACCGATATTATCTGGATGGTTGACACTGTTACCCGAAGCCCCCGGTTTTGTCTGATAGACGTAGCCTGTAGACAACGAACCCACGTCTACGATAGCGCCCCGTTGGAACGCGCCTATAGTGGCATCGCAGATCGCCCCTAGCGTTCTCTGCATTAAAACGGTCTTGTCTGTCACGCCGTGAATCCCGACCGTATGCCCCGTAGTCGTACTTACGGTGCTATCAAACGTAAACGTGTGAGGCGTAACCCCGGTATCAGTGCTACTATCTGTCGGACCCTCGTAAATAACGAACCGCTTACCGTGCAAGCGGTTTAGGTTATACGTACTAACAGCGGCTATCGTCATTTGAGCCACTGCCCCAAACGGGTACACTCGCGCCCTTTCGTCACCGCCGTCCGCTGCCATAGGAGTCTTATATGTCTCCCACTCTTCTGTCGGTCTTTCGTTTGTATTAGGTCGAGCAATACCAACAAAGACTGTCGGAACCTTAGCCGGTGAGGCACCGTACAAACCGTCAGGTATGTAGTCCGTCTTGTAGAGCACGTTCATTGTGCCCGTACAGAACTTAACGTTAACGATACGCCCTGCTTTAGCAAAACGGTTATGTATCGTGTAACCGCTTCTAAGAGGACCGTCCTCAACAAAAGGAAGCTCAATAGCCAAGGTGCGCGTAGCTGAAGTCTTAGAGAATCGGTCTAGAACTACTCCGTCAGATACCGCGTTGCGCCCCGGACTGTTTATGGTCCGACGTACACCCACGCGCTATAGACCTCTCGCTCGGCTAGATAACAAGACAAACTGTTGGCCTGCTGGCATGTTCGTGCCCGCTTGAATAGTGACCTTAATGCCGTCAATCGCTAGGTTTTCAGGTAGATCTACTAAAGCCCCCGCTAGCAGATTAGCCGCCGCCCTTGAATAGGTGGTCTGCTCCGATTCGCCGCTTGCGGTAACCTCAACAGACCATCTACCATCTTTGGTTCCATCGTCTAGCGCACCGCTGACGGTGATAGTGTGCTGGCTGTGAACACCGTCTAGACGATACCCCGCCTCATGACGAAAGATCGTCCACGTATTCGTGGATGATTGGCTAGTGGTAGGTAGTACGACTCTCTTTTGTGGCTCCACGGCTTACACCTCCATCGTTATCCGGCAAGGCGCAGCGTACTTGAGTCAAGCCCATTCGTCTACCTGCAAACTCAATCCCTAGCGTGAGCGTAAATAGACTACCACCCCTAAAGCGACCGCTGCTCCCCAACAGAAACCAGAAAAAAATAACATAGCTAACCCTTCAATATCTTAGCCAATATCTGAGTCGTTCTTTTCTCTCAGATAGGTGAGGTACTCGCACCCTTTCTCTATGTCCCAATGGATTGTCAACCTAGCCGGACCTTCCGCCCACGGGTCGATCACTACAAGGCACGCTTCCCCGAATGTTTGCTCTGAGAAGCCTTTAGACCTAGCAAACGAATCGTTGCGCTTGTACCCACGCACCCTTACCGCGTGAGTAATCCTATCGTGTCGTTGTTCCGTCGTTAGTTGTCCCCATTGGTGAATGTGACCTGCTGTGAGTAGGTGACACCTACCGTCTAGCATCGCCTCTTTGTGAGGTCCGTGAGTAGGGTGATACCAACTACGCCCGCCAAAGTCGTGTCTGAGCACCCACACGATAGGCTCTAACTCAGGCTCGCCTCGCCACTCAATAGTGATACGAAGCTCGTCTTGCGCGTAGCACGATACGCCTGCTTTGTCTGATAGCCACGCTAACGGATCGACACCGGGACCGTGTGCCCATGCGTCGTGATTGCCGCCTACTACGGCTATCCACTGCATCGACGATAGAAACCACTCTGAGAGTCGCCAGCCGTTAGATGCTGTCACACTGGCGTTAGCGTAGAGCCGCCCTAGCCGCCCAATCCAATTGTCCTGCATATCGCCAACTGTAGCCGCTAGTACGCCCTCTGTAGCGCCCGCAATAGATACATGCTCGTACAACTTGCCCCAATCGCACCCTTCGTTGTCTACGTGAGGATCTCCGAAGATGATGATCCCTAGTGGCTCTGCCGGTAGCGTCAGAGTCCGTCTGTGCATGTTCGCTTTAGACTTCTTACGCTTTGACGCCTTTACCCGCGCCTGAATGAGTTCCTCAATCGGGATCTCCTCAACCTCTTCGTCTGTCCTACTCTCTACCTCTATCTGAGCAGCCCTAGAAGCCGACTCCTTCATTCCCATACGCTGAAGGACATGCGCCACGATGCCGCGAGTAGCTCGCTTACCTGTCTCCTCAGATAGTCTTTCTGCTATCAGTCGGTGACTAAGCCCTTCTAGTCGCCATACCCGGATCAACTCCGCGTATTTATCGATGATCTCCGCTGTCCTTAGCTTGTCCATGATCTCGTTCTCCGTTGAAAGAAGCCCGTTCAGGGAGCCGATCACCTCGGTGGGCTAATCCGCTTTCAACTCCGAGCGCAGGGTGAGCACTCGGATAGCTCAACTGTCAAACCACGGTAGACCGCTCCAAGCCTCTGGAGCTTGGCTAGCCCTACCGCGATTGTCAGATAACGAGTTAGGATCTTCATGGTCAAGCAAGTCCGCAGGTGCTAGGCGTTCGTCGGCCTCCGCAGAGAACATAGAATCGTCGCTAAACGACACACGGTGTACGAACGAAGACTTTCTAAGCACTGTCTCAGCTATCCACAAAGCCATCACTGTATCGTCGTGCCTTTCACGCCCTAAACCCCAAAGCTCTTGAACCAGTGGCTCTATGGCCTCTTTGCTGTCTTGATCGCGACAAGGGAAGACCACCTTGCCGTTTTCAAACAGCGCCGATAGCGACGGTACGCCGTCCCACGGGTCCGCTTTGTTCTTGCCCGTCGTCAGGTGAGGCTTAAGGGGCAAGTCAGTGGTTCGTTGCAGTCCCAGAAAGTGGAGTTCACCGAAGTTGTTCTTCTCGACCGCTACCGTTCGTGGCCGTAGCCCCATAGCGTCAAACCTGTCGTATTCCGCGCACACGTACCCGCGTAGCTGTGCTGGCGTTGTCCCGCGTATCCGCCTTATCCCTAACAGGTAGCGATTGCCGTGATCGTCTCTAGCCCACGTCACGCCTACCGTGTAGTCCGTGTCTCGCGTCTCCGCGCTCTTAGCGTCAGTAACCAAAGCGAGATCCCAGCCTTGCACTACGTCTAATCCCTCAATGCCGGGATTATCCCATAGACGTAGCGAGCTACCCGCGCTCTTAGCCCTCTCTAACCATTCCCACTTGATAGCAGCCGCCGAATCGTCCTGTACTTCGTTCTGGAACTCTCTAGAGAACAGCCTCTGTCCTACCGTCAACCGCTTGCGTAGCAGGTAGTCTAGTGGTCGCTCCGCAGGCCATAAGACCTCGTAGTCCCCGTCTATATTGACGCCCACTACGATCTTACGCCCTCTGTCGTCTTCTTCGTACTGGTAACTGTAGTTCTCTGGCCACTCAGAGACCGCTTTGTCTTCCATCACCTCGAACGTAGGATCTTCGATAAGGTGAGAATAGAGATCATCATGGTGCTTGCGCGTGCCTACGACGATCTGCACACCGTTACGCACTAGCATAGGCCCCAAAGTCCCCTTGAACCAGTCGCGAGTCTTGGCCCTCTGGTTGGCACTAAACGTCGTTCTATCGTCCTCTACGTCATCGGCTAGAATGACGTCGAAATGGCCACCTGTCACCGCCCCGCCGCTACCGACTGCCTCAAGAGTCGGATCAACCGACTGTAGAGGGCGATTGACGTAAACCTGCATTGAAGTCCACTTGTCTTCGTCGGTGACCCTGAAAGGCCCAAAGCCCTGCTCTGGCGCTGTACACCAGTCCTCTCGGATTCTAGGCGACTCCAACAACGTCTTAACACGCCGCATACGCTTCTCAGCTTGTCCCGCGCTTTCACAGATCCACAAGATACGAGTGTTACGGTTTAGGCATATCGCCCTTAGCGCGTAGGAGATACAAGCCTCCGTCTTGCCATGGTCGCGAGGAGCGAGGATCAACAGGTGGCCCTCTTGGTTAGTGTCTAACGCCTTCCTCCGCGCCTGCTCAAACCTGTCAAGCCAGTTCTCTCTATGGGGTGCGTGCCGCATAGCGCAATAGTAGGTATCGAAGAACACCGGAGACTCGACACTCAAGGCTCGACGACCTGCCGGTGTCTGTAACAGCTTGGCGATTGTCTCAGTCGTCATAATACTCTTCTTCCTCCTCTTCCCAATCGTCCGCGTAGTACTCTCCGTTAACTAACTCGTCAGAAAGAGCCTTAGCCCGCTCGTGGAAGGCGTCAGGTAGGTATATAAGTACGCCGGACTCATCCAACTCTTGAAATAGCCGTAGATCGTCTTCTAGGCCCTGTGTAGGGCTTCTCTTCTTGGCGGATAGGCGCTTAAGCCACCTAACAGTTCTTCGTTGAAGGTTAGCGTGGATTGAATCAGCGATCGCGAACGTAGCGGATTCCTGAGAGTAGGGCTCAGGTAGCATCGAGAAGGCCGCGTAGATGTGCTTCTCTGGAGTTAACGGTCTTCTAGTCACCTGTTTCCTCCTCGCTCGCTTCTACCTCCGCGTCTATCACCGGGGCAGACATTAGAAGCGCCGCGTCTCTACCTATCTGCGATAGCGCCCCCGGAGCTAGTCCGAAGTCAGTCTCGACACTGGCCACAACGTCAACCGCGATGTGCTGCTTTACGTTGCTCTCTATCTTGAGTTCCATTTTGTCTAGGCCGCATAGGCTCGCTTTTCGCTTGTTGGCCTCTATGACGACCTTAAAGCAACTGGTCCGCTCTTGGACACTCTCAGCCTGCATAGCGTCCATCCAAGCAACCTGAGCTACGGCGTCAGCTTCTCGATAGAGTCGCTCTCTACGCCAGTTGACCCGATCGTCGTCAATGGTGGCCGTCCACTTCTCTTTAACGAGCGCAAGCCACCTCTCAGCGGTCTTGTAGCCTATCCCCAGCACGTTCCGTAACTGCGACGGGTTAGAGATACCCCTAGAGAGGAGTTCTTCGACTAGCTCCAACCACGGCGCGATCTCCTCTGGCGACGGTCTGCCCCGTGGGAGTTTAGCCGGGAGCACCAAACCTGTCAGAAGCGGACTACTCTTATCCACACTGTCCCCCTCGCGCACACGAGGCGCTCGACGTCTCACCACAGATTTTGAGGTATTTATTAAACCTGTCAGACATTAAATGACCCATCATAGATACCTCTCTTCTCCTAGAAACCCCTGTAGTTGTAGGGTGTTGTACCTTTACAGAGAGACTAGGTACAGACCTTCTGAAAATACACCGCTTTTGAAGCGTAAATCATTTAATGCTCGCTTTTCAATCGTCGTCTTCTTCTACCCACGGCTGATCTAGGTCCATGGGATCGATACCTAACGTTCTAACCACAACTCCCGCAGCTATTTTTGACCCCTGAACAGAGGCTATTCTGCCTTTGATATCAGCTACGATAATGACCATGTGATTAGACAAAGCACCTACTACGTTTCTGGCCTCCTCAGAGAACCTAGCGTCTTTGGTTAGCTCAATAAACGCGAACACCGGAGAACCGCCCGGAAGTTGTCTGCCCTCAAGCCTCATACCGAGTATGGCGGGACTATGCTCTTCTAATAGAAGCCCTTGCTGCCACCCGCAGGGAGTTCCTTCCAAACAAGAGGAGCATTCACAGTTCCTCTTTCTTCCTCGTCTTTTCAAAGCACGGGTTAGGCTGCTATCTGTCCTGCTTTTTTTGTTCTTCTTTTTCTTTGTCTTGCTCATCAATGAGACTCCTTCTCTTTCATACACGAGTTAAACAACGGGCTACCTATCTGGTACTCGTTACACTGGTTAGACATCGCCCGATGTATATCAGCAGGAGATAGCTTAGGTGTAGACACACAGCACTCAGGGCATCGACCACACTTATCCATAACGTATAACTCATGCCACCCTACCGCCCGTAGAGCACTGCCGAGGATCACTTTCAGCTTTAGAGCGCGAGCCTTTACGCGCCTACCGTAACCTCTGGAGTATTTCCCGCAGACGTTTCCGCCGTTGTAGTGACACGCCGCCTCGTACCAGCCTTTGTACTTGGTGAGGTACTTCTTTAGAGCACCAACACCCGCTACCGTTAGGTCGCAGCCCTTAGCGGTACGACCGGGGCAATGGTACTTAGGTAGCACCTGCATAGCACCGATAGCACCCGCTGAACTCTTAACGGTAGGAACAAACTTCGACTCTTCGTAGCCGACCGCTACCGCCAACACTACAGGCACGTCCGCATCTACCGCCGCGTCTGCTATCTCAACACACGTCGTAAGTCTAGCCTCGTAACTCTGGGCCAGCTTCTTATGGTAGCCGGGAGACATACCGGGACTGAATAGCTCAGTAAGAGCAAACATACAGAGTAGAACACTGTTCATCACTTCACCTCATACCCAAGCTCACGTAACTTTTCGCGAGCGTCCATAGCGCCAAACCCCACAATGCAAACCCAACCGCGAGCCGCTAAGAGGTCCAGCCATTTCCGTTGTGCCGCGCTTAGCGACGACATACGCCCGTTCTCCCTCTTCATCTCAAGAGCAACTCCCGCAGCACTAGGGGAGTTTGGAGGAGCATCAAAGATAAGGATGTCCGGTACACCTGCCTGAACACCACTAAGTTTAAGAGAAGCACCCTCACGACGATCACGTCTACCGCCGTTAGGTACATGAGTGAAACAGATACCCGAACGTCTCAGAACTTTGGCAATAGCTATCTGCTCTTGTAACTCAGTAGGCACTTTGCTTGGCATATTAACAGGTCTCCCGTAAAGAGTCGCACGACATCACTACACCTAGCCCTATACCGTACAACGTGAAAGAGCAAAGAAAACGAACACATAGCTTAGGGGTGAACGTTACCGTACCTCTCCACGTAAAGGCTATCGGCGCAGGCGCAGGCGCGTCTACGACGACAAAGAAAAAGGTACGAAAACATACACCTTGGCTTTTTCTCTTTTCTTTTCGGTTACTTAAGGGGTGTACCATACTGTACACCGATGCACGGTTATTATGCAACGGCTTACATGTATCCTGTACTATAGCGGTATCGCGTGCGTATCTCACCTACTCCCCTCCGTTAGCTACCGCTGCCAAGTGAGGAGTCAGAGTTACTTTGTACGTGTATCCTGCCTTGCCTCGCTTCTTGGTCACGCCTAGTCCTGTGAGTCTCTTGCCGAAGTTGACCTGTGACATCTGCCTGTGCCCGGTTGCAGATGCCCATTGGACGTAGCAGTTGTATAGCTGAGTAGCCGCCACGCCGGGACCGTCTGGATCGTCCTCACACCTTGCGTCAACAAACCCAGCGATCTGGTCCGCCGCCTTCCGCCAGTCTTTAACTGCTTTGTCTGAACTCAGAGGAGTAGTGTAGTACCCGCGAGCCGCCAACTGTGCAGCGCCCTCTACTGCCCACGATGCTATCTGCGATAGTTCATCACATATTATGCGTTGCGCGAGGTGCCGGTCTTGTTCGTGTTCTTTGAACTCACGTTTGAAGTCGATCACTTGCCAGCGCCGCCAGAAGCCCCGCGACATATCCCTCACACCGGGTAGACTATTGGCGCTGAATAGGTGGGCCGCTTTAGGGTAGTACGCGAAAGGTGCTTGCCTGATCTCTCTAGCGACTACTTGGTCCCCGGAGATCATCGCCTTGACTGCCTCACTGGCCAGAATGTCCGCCTCTGGTAGTTCTGCCACCACGTTAAGACGAGCACCGGCTAACATGGCCCGACGATACTCATTATCAAAGTCTTGAGGAGCAACCGCCGTAACACTATCACCCGGAAAGAGCGCCGTGATGATGCTCTGAATAGTGCTCTTACCGTTAGCGCCCCCGCCTACGAGGATCAGCCCCTTAGCGTACAAAGGGGCACGGTTACATAGCGCCGCCCCTACCCACTCTCGGAGTAGCTGAATCCTATCGTCTACGTCTACCTCGTCCCGCCAGCAGTCGCGCAACATCTGAATGAAGGATGAAGGCTTAGCACCCTCAACAAAAGAGAACGGTAGCCCGGTAGTCTGCCGGTGGTCCGGTGAGAAGTCTTCTTTGTGTACGCCGTCACCGTCTACCCTAACGAACTTATCTCGAAACAGGATGCCGTCAGCGCACGAGTCCAACCACCCCCGAAACACCCGCTTCTTGTGAACCAACTTCGATACGTCGTTGGTCAGCCGGTTAGAGACCTTCAAAGGCGCTAGCTTTGGGTTACCGTTCCGGTCAATACCACTCATGACCATCTCACCATCGAACCCCACGACAATGCCGTGAAGAGTCTCAGGATGCACAACCTCCCAGAGTCCGCGTTTTGTACGGTAGAGCCACAGAGTTGACCTGTCGAACACCATCTCGGTGCCCATACGCTCTAACTCGTCACAGACGTGATCGGCTATCTCTACCTCAGAGCCTAACGTGAACCGAGGTCCGTTAAAGACTTGAGCCGGTGAATCGTCCTCCTTTTCGTCGTCAGACGAAGACGAGGATACAGGCTCAGGAGCGTACCGAGTCACCGACCGCGCAATAGTCCGCACCTCCGCATCATCCAGAGGAGGCTCACACCTACCCGCGTTAACAGCACTCAGGGACGTGAAGATCTCTTCTTCGTTCATACCCGAACGCCGCAACTTACCGGCTAACCGCGTCAGGTTAACATTGCGAGCCTCTGTGATCTTGTCGTCAATGTTTAGACCGCTACTTTGCGCCCGGTCTATTCCATCGAACATCGACGCAGGAGCCGCCGCGATAATGCCGGACACGTTCTCTAGGTGCCCGTCTTCCATCCACGAGAAGTCCGCGTCAAACCGTAAAGGCACCCCGTCGCGCACGACAAAAGGCAACCGAAAGCAATGGTTCCACCCTTCCGCCTCGACGTCTGCATAGATGCCGACCTTCTGTGCCTCCGACCGAAGTCCGCGCTGTAACGCCTGAAACTCTGAAGGAGTGACCGAAGCAGGAAGGGTCCAGATTAAACGATAGCCGCCACGAGTGTCGTACCAACCAACAACATCTGAAGACGGGAGACTATCACGCCTCGCTTGCTGGTCCTTCCGCCAGTCGTCAGGAGCCTCATGGTTAGGACCATCGACATCGAGAACAACGACGTCAAAGCGGACAAACGCCTGTAGGTCTTCTATCCACCCGTCGTCCGCGCCTACCCACGGACCCTTGTTTAGGCGCGGACACGTATCTAACGTGTTGCCGTCTTTGTCCTCTAGGTGGTAACAGCACAACGCCGCATCGTCTGGATACTCCGCAGACAACGCCGCCACAACGTCCACAACGGGAGACATCTCAACCCTTTCGAGTGACCCCCCGCCGTAGCCCTTTATATAGTGGTTCCTCTGAACCGTTACCTTACCCATTGACCGCCTCCTGTCTCGTGTTCCCGTCCTTGTCTACAAAGTCGCCTAGCCCGACGTCGCCCTCTGTGAGTTCGTGCAACATACCAAGATGCCGAACAGTCGGTAGGTACTCGCCCTCTACCCACGCATAGATCACTTGACGCGAAACGCCAACACGCGCAGCAACCACCGAAGCGGAGACACCCGCTTTCTTCATCCAGTCTTTCAACGTCACGCTACCCTCCTTCTCAGAGCCGAGGCCAAAGCAGTACAGGAGTAGAAAATATCTGTCAAGTGGAGCTTGACAGATAGGGAAACATCCCGATAATGGGACTTCTGACGTGTCAGGTAGTCTTGCAATCTGACAGAACATCGGTATTATCCACCCTCTGACAAGGACAACGACATGGACAAAAAGACCCTCAGTTACCTATACGTAGTCACGGTTACTGCAAGCCAGTGTCCGCCCTTTCACCGTCGCTTTATGACGGGACTAGCGGCTAGGCAGTGGGCTATCCGCTTTGTTAAGGAGCTTCGCAGCCAGTCGCCTACCTCCCAGAAAAGCGGTAGCGTCTACGGAAAGAGACGAGTCGTTGTATGGGGTGAGGATATCGGACACACCGAAGTCTTCCTCAATCGCATTGACGATAAAGAAGAGATCAGCCGTTGGCTTCAGTACCACCTGAACGACGGCCACGACCCACAACCAGAGGAGGCCCCAGATGCTAAGGGATAGAGACCTATCGAGGATTCTAGACAAGCGAGTAACCGACCTAATGACTCAAGGCTTACACGATAAAGCCTACGCTATGGCGGACATGAGAGACCGAGCCTCAGAGCTTGAGGATCTAGAGAACACGTACAAAGCCAAGATCGAGCGGTTAGAGGACCGCGTAGAAGATCTTGAAGACCAGTTAGCCGACAAAGTTACTGAGCTTTGCCACGCGCTAGCCAAGGGGGGGATTAGCCATGACTAAGGCCACTGCACATAAGGGCGACCCGTGTATCTATTGCGGCACGCCTCACGACGACGTTAAGCCCGGACCCTGCCCCGCTAGGTTAAAGGTGGTAGAGAAAGCCGTACAAGGCGCTATCTCTGTTACTCTTGAGGCTGCGCTAGACGCCTTTCCTACCGACCTACGTCTTATCCGCACGATAGTACGAGAAAGAGGACAGCAGCACGCGGTAGCGGCTATTTACGAGATGCTTAAACAGAGTGGAGGTGTAGAGACTGCCATCGCGGACATGGGAGACGCTATTGACGGCCTCTACGAGACGTTTAAAGACGTTGGAGTGTCGCCTTGAAGTCTTGGAAGCACGCGAGCGCATCGCAGATAAAGACGTATCGTCGCTGTGCGCGAAAGTGGCACTGGCAAAAGATCATGGGCAAACAAGATCCGCCCGGTCCCGCCGCTAAACTAGGTAGCGAACTCCACGAGGAAATGGAGGAGTATGCCAAAGGCACCCGCGACGAGGCTTCTCTGAATCCTATTGTACGCCCGCTAACTCAGTACATCGCGGCACCGGGTGACATTAACCCGGAAGACGTAGAGCGAGGCTTTCGCTTTCACCACAAAGACCTAGTGGTGCCTCTGGTAGGCTTTATTGACTTGGTAGAGCCCGGAGATAACCGGGTTACGGACTACAAGACCACCAGCGCCTTTCGCTACGCGAAGACATCTGAGGAGCTACGAGGAGACGAGCAGGCTGTAATATATGGCACTGTAGCAAGTGCCAACTGCTACGTAGAGTCTCTACCTGTGACATTTAGACACCTCTACGCTCGAACCAAGGGCACGCCTAAGACTCAAGAGGTAGAGGTATCGCTTGACGCGGAGGATCTAGAGCGCGGGTTTACATCTATCTGCGACACCGTAAAAGAAATGGCGGTAGACGCTGCCAAAGAACCTAAAGAGGTTACACCAAACATTAGCGCGTGCGGAGACTACGGAGGTTGTCCGTTCCGCGCTGACTGTACGGCACTGGGTGAAAAGTCATTCAGCGCCATATCAACACTCTTTCGCCAGCAAGCGAGCGACAACAAGGAGAACAAGAGCATGAACTTTCTAGAACGCCTAAACAAGACACGCGCATCGAGT